CAATTTTGGCGAGATGTCTCAACAATAGGTATCGCTATTGACAAAATAACAGAAGAATTTGCCAATATAACTCCCTATTTGAAAGAGAAAAAAAATAATGAAATTATTAAAAGTAACCCTGTTTTAGATTTACTTGAAAAGCCTAATACTGATATAACAAGAGAAGAGTTTATGACTTCTTTATGTTCATATTATAAAATGTCGGGGAATGTATATATTATAGGTACAGTGGGCTCAAATGGTAAAGAATTTTTAGAATTATTTGTTGTCAACCCTACTGAAATAAGACCTAATAATTTAAGAGCAGGCAATATTGTTGACGAATATATATATCAAACTGAAAGTGGAACTTTTAGTTTTAAAGCCAAAGAAGATGCAAAGTTAGGTCTTAGATATATTTCTGAAAATGGGAATAGTATTAGAGAACTTTGGAGCATTAAAACATTTAACCCATTTTCAAAATACGAAGGGTTAAGTCCTTTAGAAAATATTTATTATGAAATTAAACAACATTTAGAGTCGAGTGTGCATAACTATTCGCTTCTAAAAAAAGGAGGTAAAATATCAGGGCTTGCCATGGTAGAATCGATGACAGATACTCAATATACTAGATTTAAGGAGCAAATGAATCAAAGTATACAAGGTGCTGAAAACGCCGGTGGTATTATGTTAATTGGTGGTCAAGGATTAAAAGATTTCAAAAATATGACGGCAACAATGCAAGATATGGACTTTTCAACATTAAAAAGAAATAACGAACTTACGATTTATGCTAAACTAAAAGTTCCTTTTGAATTGGTACTCCCTGAAAGTTCAACTTATAATAATAAAGAACAAGCTATGCAATGGTTTTATACAAATACAATTTTACCACTGACAAAAAGGCTTTATTCTGAACTAACAAAATTTTTACTTCCTAGATTTGGAATAAAAACTAAAGAATTTATGATTTTTTACGACGAAAATGAAATACCTGTATTGCAAACATTAAAAACAGATATGATTGAAAAGAAAAGTAAGACAGGGATATATACTATTAATGAATTAAGAGCTATGAACAATTTAAATGAGTTGGAGGGGGGAAATGTGTTATATCAACCTCTTAATTTAGTGCCTTTAGGCTCAAATCCTGTTATAGATAATAATCAAAAGAACAAAACAAAAAAAGAACAATTTGCTAGGATTATGAGTAAGCAGTTAGATGAAAATGGCAACCCATTATACAACAATAATTTTATTGAAGCTGTTTGGAATAAAGAAAAAGAGTATCATAATGTTTAATTTTTTCAAAAGAAAAGAAAACTATAGAATGTGATCACGACTGGGAAATAGTAGCTAGCCGCTTTTATGGCGATGTGCTTATTGAGTTTAAAGAAAAAGTAAAAAAATATAATCTTGATGAAAATATGAAATTTCAAGGATTGCATTTTGGGGGAGGCACCTTAAACAAAAAAGTTTGCTTAAAGTGTAATAAAATTATAGATAATATAAAAAAAGTTCAGGAATTTTGGGGAAATAGGATCAAAGAAAAAGAAGAAAGGCAAGCAAAAGCCAAGCTTATTATGGATAGAAAAGAGTCGGAATAAATAATGGCAATAGCATTTAACAAGAAAGATGAACAAACAATATCGGCTGAAGATTTAGCATTGAAAATGAAATTTGAAGAGCCTATGCAAAAAGATTTTAATAGACTTTTCAAAACCATTGCTAGAGATTTTGAATCTTTTTACGTCTCAAATGGTTATATTTTAGACTTGAATGTTTATAATAATGATGTAGTTTCGATTTTAAGAAACAATTATAGAAAAATATCTAAGAAATTTAAACAAAGTATAAGATCAAGTTTCAAGCAGTTAGAACGGGCAGATGCAGTTATTGACAATGATATTAATCAATATATAAATACTCATTCAATAGCGCAAGCAGGATTTATAATTAATACAACAAGGAAAGGATTACAAGAAGACCTAGATAAAACTGTTATAAAAAATGCTTTAGATGGTATTGATATATCTAATGAAGAACTTGCAGAAGAAACAAGAAAAGAATTTACAGAACGTTCACTTAATAGAACCGAAGGCATTGCTGTTACAGAAACTCAAAATATAGCAGAGTTTTCAAAGCAAACTGAACAAGATACATTAATTGAAGAAGGTGTTATTTTAGGTGGGATAGTTTTAAGAGATAAATTATGGAAGATATGGATTACATTTTTAACTGAAGTTACTAGAAAATCTCATATTTTAGCTCATAGACAAAGAAGAAGAAGTAATGAACCTTTTAACGTTCAAAATCAATTATTAATGTTTCCAGGGGATACAAGTTTAGGCGCAACAGCTGATAATATCATGAATTGCAAATGCAATAAAGTTGCTAGGGTTTTTAGAGATTAATAATAAAAAATTAAATTAAAAACATTTGATTTATTTAGGTAAATTATGTATAATGTAGATAGTGTAAAAGAAGAAGAAAAAATAAAAAAAAATATTAAAAAATTTGTATATATTTTAAATAAATTTTACAAAAACGGTAACAAGGTTAATGGGAATATTGAATTGAATTTAGCAGCTGGTGTGATTCAAAAAAGTAAAATTACAGAATATGTTGATTTAAGTATGGGATGATATTTAAAAGGAATAAAGTGTTTTTTAAAAAAAGAAAACATTTAAGATTAGATGAAATAGATATGTCTATTTTCCGATATGTCGGGCATGGTGTTTTTTGTGGAATTTCATATAAAATTATTGATGAAAAAAATAAAAACGATATTGCTATGATTCCAATTTTAGAAACAAATCCATTTAAAAAATTATTTAAAAATTTTAAAGATATTAAAAATATGATATCCCAGAATAAAATTTTTAAACCAGATAAAAAATATTTAAATAAATTAAGTGATAAAATTGACAATAAAAATTTATTTTTAACGCCAGCCCAGATTGGAGACCCTTTTTTTTATAAAGCAATGCATATGTTGGAGAAAAATAAATTAATATAAATATGAGGTTTCAATAACTGAAAAAGATTATTTAAAACTAATAAATATCAATACTGTTAGTATAACATCTTAATAAATCACTAGTAACCCAAACAAAAGGGCTAGTTTGACGAGAAATCGTTGAGCTAGCCCTTTTTTTTTGTATTAATTCAAAAAGATATTGAGGTATAAATTATGGAAAAAAAATATTTAAAAGTAGATTTTCAGGTAAAAGAAATTGTTGCAGATAATGACAATTTTGTTTTCGAAGGCTATGCATCCACTTTTGGAAACAAAGATTTGGTAGATGATATTATCGAGCAAGGTGCTTTTGCAAATTCAATTAGTAAAGATTTGCCTGTATTGTGGCAACATGATTATCAGCAGCCTATAGGGATATTAAATTTTACAAAAGAAGATAATCACGGATTATTTGTTAAGGGAGCTTTGCCTAAAGCAGATACGTTTGTCTCTGGCCGCGTCATGCCTCAAATGAAATTAGGGTCAATCAAGAAAATGTCGATAGGATATAGTGTAGATAAATATGAAATAGATAATGATAATAATATAAGAATACTTAAAGAGCTTACATTACATGAAGTATCATTAGTAACATTCCCAGCCAATCCTTTGGCATCAATTACTGATTTAAAGAAAAAAGAATTTAAAAAATTAAGTGATATAGAAGACTATTTAAAATTATATGGAATATCAAATAATGAAAGTAAGAAAATTATAGCTAATATAAAAAAGATAGAAAATCAACGTGAAGTTGATCAAGCAAACCAACGTGATGCTGGTCTTTTAGATTTAAAGGCTATAGAGGAATTAAAAAATATTATAAAGGAGATATAAAAATGAAAGAGAAAATGACATTTACAGAGCAAGAAATAAAAGAGCAAAAACAAGTCATTGATGAATTAAGGCAATTAGTAGAATCTAAAAAAGCTGAATCGGCCGAAGGTAAAGAAAAGATAGAAAAATTAGAGTTAAAATTAGACGATTTAGAAAACAAAAATCAGAAGTATGTACAAAATGAAGTCGAGGCTGAAAAGAAACTTAATGAACTAAAAGATAAAATTAATCTTTTTGAAAAACAAATAGCAAGAATGCCTGTATCAGTTAATGGCAATGAAAAATCAGCCCATTACAAAGCGTGGGAGAAAGGAATAATTAATGGAAAAGATGGACTAAATATGGAAGAACTTAAATATTTAAGCACAGACAAAAATCCACAGGCTGGGTTTCTTGCTCCACCTGAATACATCAGAGAGATAACTAAGGATATTACTGAAATTTCGCCAATGAGAAGTATTGCGAGAGTTAGGCAATCTGCTAGTGGGACTATCCAAATTCCAAGAAGAAATGGAAGAATAAATGGTAATTGGGTTGGCGAAGCAGGTGAACAGCAAGAATCAACATCTAGTTATGGAATGGATGTAATTAATACAAAAGAACTAAGTGTTTACACTGAAGTTACACATAAAATGTTACATGATGCTGCATTTAATATTGAAACTGAAATAAATGCTGACGTTGTAGAAAGTTTTACACAGCTTGAAGGACGTGCTTTTTTAATAGGGGAATCTGTGAACCAGCCAGAAGGATTTTTAAAAAATTCTGATGTAACAGAAGTTTTGTCGACAAACGTAGGTGATCTTGATGGTGACGATTTTTCAAAATTAACAGAAGAATTGAAAACTGGGTATAATCCTGTATTTTTACTTAACAGACGTACTATCGGAAAGGTGAGACGTTTGAAAATCGGAAACGGTGAGTATCTCTGGCAATCAGGGTTAGCTCAATCTCAGCCTAATACAATATTAGGAATACGGTATATTGAGATGCCAGATATGGAAACAGTAGCGTCAAATGCTTATCCTGTTGCTTTTGGTGATTTTGCAAGAGGATATACTATTGTCGACGGAATGAAGTTAGTAACTATAAGAGATGATGTAACAAGGGCTTCATTTGGGGTTGTTAGATTTAATTATCTGAAATCTGTCGGCGGAAAAGTTACTTTGCCAGAAGCTATTGTAAAATTAAAAATTAAATAAATATAAGGAGATATAAAATGGCACAAAAAGATTCAAAAAATATATTATTAGAAAAAAATGCATTAAATACCCAAGTTATCAATACTGATACAACAACTAATGGAGTAATTATAGATACTTTAGGTTATGAAAGTGTGCTTTTTATTTTGAAAATGGGAATTGTAACAGCAGGTAATGCTACTATATTAATCCAAGATGGAGACGATGCTTCATTATCTGATGCAGCAAATGTTGATGACAAATGGTTATTAGGTACTGAAGTCACATTGGATGCATCTAATGCTTTAGCGAGTATAGGTTATATAGGCAAAAAACGCTATGTAAGATTATCAGTAATTACAGCTGGAACTGCAGATTTGACAGCTGGGGCAATTTGCATGTTAGGTGATGCTATTGTTAACCCTACTGTTTAACTAAAGTGAGGTAAAATGAAAATAAAAATCTTAAAAACTATTACATGGATGAGACGCCCATCAAATAGTGTAATAACTTTAGAGGCAGATAATATAATTGAAACAGATGGGATATTAAGTTTTGATGATATAGAAAAAATGGAAGAATCTAGATATATTCAAAAACTTATTGAAGATAAACAATTAGAATTATCTTATGGGAAAAAAGTAATTACCCCTATTGAAGCCAATAAAGACACAGTTGACAAAAAGGGGAAAAAAGACAAAAAAAGTAAAAGAGGTAAATAGTTATGCCAAATGTAGATAATTATAATAAATCACCCGGAACTGGTCGTGATAATGAGGCTGTCTTTGGCGGCACAATTAGTACTGGTAACGGAACATCATTGAAAGAAATAACAGTTCAAACAGAAATAGCAGATATATCAACAGCTAGTTCTACTGGTTATATAGCAGCACCTTTTGCAGGTACTATTACAAAAATATACTCAATTATTGATGGCACTATTACTGGAGCAGATGCGGTGTTAACATCAAAAATTAACACTGTAGATATAACAGATGGCACTATCACAGTTGCAAATTCTGGTTCTGCTGCTGGTATAGTTGATGAAGCTACACCTAGTGCAGCAAATAGTGTTGTTGCGGGAGATAGTATAAGTATAGAATCTAACGGAGCATCAACTGGAGCTGTAAAAGCAGTTATTGTATTTGTTATTGCAAAATCATAATAGAAAAAAATAGGGGATAGAGTATTTTATTCTATCCCCTAACGAGAAAAAAATGAGTGTACATTTTTCATATAAAATACTTGAAAAACCAAATACTTATCCTATAAGTTTAGCTGAAATAAAAACTCATTTAAAAATAGATGGTTCTTTGGAAGATGACTATTTAAATTTTTTGATAGCATCAATTACTAATTATGCTGAATCCTATACCAAAAGAGAGTTCATTACAAAAAGATTCTTGACTTTCAGAAATACTTTTTACAATTCTTTTGAAATCCGAAGAACAAAATTGCAAGCGGTTAATAGCATTAAGTATTTAAGCAATGATGTTTTAGAAACTTTAGATAGTAATAATTATTATATTACAGATGAAACTGATTTTGCTTGTATTGTTCCAGAAGCAAATGTAACTTTTCCTTCTGTCGACAGCAAGTTACAAGCAGTGCAAATAGACTTTTGGGCTGGTTACGGTATTTTAGTTGATAGTGCTGTAAGAGCCTCTAATATAGTAACAATAACAACTTTAAATGATCATAATTTTAGCAACAATGATAATATTGTTATAGCAGGTGCAAATACTATTAATGGTGATATTAATGGTTCACAAACAATAACTGTAACTGGGACTAAAACATTTACTTATTCAAATACTGGAAATGATGAAACTGCAACTGGAAATATAACGGCAAATAAAATACCAGAAGATTTAAAAATGGCAATGTTAAACCATATTGCAGAAGTATATAGCAATAGAGGTGATTGTAATGCAGGCAATAAAAGTGCTTGTGATTGCGGGTCAGCAATGAATATCCCTGCATCAACTGCATTAATATATAAATCTTATAAAATTATAGATTTTGTAATTTAGGATTATATGGCAATATGTAAACCGATTAAATTTTTTCATAGAAGAATATGTGCGGGTGATTTAAATATTAGAATTATACTAAAGAATAGAAATTTAAACGCAGGCACAAATACTGGGATATTAAAACCATATACAAATGACCAAGAAGTATGGTCATCATTAAAAACAGTAAATGGAGTTGATATATTCAATTCTACCGGTCAAGTTATTGGTAGTTATACTCACGAATGGGGTGTTAGATATATTACAAACATAAATACTGAAA